TTGCTGAAAATTGCACCATGACCATTGATGAATACATGAATGTGAAAGAGGCATCAGATGGAGGAAAGCACAAAGAAAAGGTGAGGGATAAGGTGACCGGAATATCTTATGAGCCATACGGCCACATATCGGATGCCAATGATTATTTCTTATGCGAATTCTTTTGGGAGGAATATCAATCATTCATCAGAAAGGGCAATGTATCATCACCAAAGGTTGGGCGCAATCGCGCAAAAAATGGATGGTAAAAAAGTTTTCTAAAAAAGTTTATCAATGTAGTTTTAACTTAAAAGAGGTGCAGGAAAAATTGCCTGCATTACTTTTGAGCCATGTATCTTTTCATTGCAGATTATTTCACCTATATCCAACCGGAACAATTTGATAAATTGATTTCCGGGAATGATGCCATCAGAATTTTAGCAGAGAGGGCAGGGGAGGCAGAGGCAGTAAGCTATCTCACACAGAGATACAATGTGGCAGAGGAATTCACACATACATCCGTATGGAGTAACACAACGGCAACATACACAGGTGAATCACGAATTTATTTAGATGCATCTGATTTCGATGCGACACAATCATACGCAGTTGGTAATTTAGTGAATTATGAGGGCATCATATACAGATGCAGCACAATTCATTCAGGCACATGGGATGCAGCACATTTCACGTTAATTGGCCTGCAATACACATTATACTTTGGCAAATTGCCTGAGCCATTATTTGATTACTACAAAAAATATGATGCAGGTGATATTGTTTTCTATGCAGGAAAGGAATACACGGCACAGGCACAGGTGGAGAATGTTTTTCCGAATGACCCCGACAAAGGCGCACAATTTTGGGGAAGTGGAGTTGTATATTCCATCCCGGCAGGAACATTGCCAACGAATGCAAATTATTGGGTAATTGGTGACAATCGTAGCCAACAAGTTGTTCAATGCATGATTGACATTGTTTTGTTTCATCTGCACACACGAATTGCACCGGGAAATGTTCCGCAGTCAAGGGTAGAAAGATATGTGAATGCCAAAGAATGGTTGAGGATGGCAGGAGGGCAGATTGATGGCATAACGGCCGATATTCCATTAAGGCAACCAAAAGCAGGCCAACGGACACGATTTGGAGGCAATTTGAAAAGAAATAATCTGTATTGATTATGAGCAAGCAAAAATGGAATTCATCGGTGACCAATTTTTATTCCGAGCAGGCAAACATTAGCACGGAGAATGTTGAGCCAAAAAAGTTAAAAAATTACCCGGTCAGAGTACCAATTGAAAGGGTTTCGCAGGATGTCAGGAAGTGGCGCGATGCAATAAGAGAGGCAGAGCAATCATATTACCCACACAGGGTAAAGATGCAGCAGATTTTCAATGACACCATCCTGAATGGTCATGTGTTTGCCTGCATGGAAAGGAGAAAGAAAATGACATTGCACAAAGGCATTATCATGGTTGATGAGAATGAGAATGTGAATGATGAATGGACGGCATGGTTGCAAAATCCGACATATGAATTGTTGAGTGCCTATGTATTGGACACCATATTTTTTGGATATACTTTTTTGTGGTATGAGGGTGTAAATGATGTAAACATTGAAAATCTTACATTGGGGAAAAGATGGTTTGTGTCACCGGACAGAGAGCAGTATTTGGCATTCATGTATGCAGTTTCAGGAATACCAATTGGAAAGGATGCACCTGAGGAAATAAAAGATTGGATTTTCTATTTGACAACACCATCTGAAAATGGGCAGAGCAATTGCGGATATGGGTTGTTGTATAAGGTTGCATTGTATGAGATTTTTCTTCGAAACAATTTAGGTTACAATGGCGATTACATCGAATTGTTTGCAGCACCATTCAGGGTTGGCAAAACGCGAAAGACAAGCGATTTGGACAGAGGCGATTTTGAAGCCGCAATCCGTGACATGGGCAGTTCAGGATATGCGATAATTGACCCGGACGAGGAAATCGAATTCATACAGGGAAAAGGAAGTGGAACGGGCAATGATGTGTATGATAACTTTGAGCAGAGGATGGAAAAGAAAATCAGCAAGGTCATTTTAGGCCATGCGGATGCGATGGATAGCAAAGCAGGGAAATTAGGCGCAAAGGATGAGGATGTGCAAAAGGCATTGAATGCGATTGCCGGTGATGATTCCAAATTCCTCACCAACGCATGGAATTCAATCATTCTTCCAAAGATGCGAGCCAATGGAATTTTCGTTCCTGAAAATCTGAAATTCGCATTGCGAAATGACACCGCAAAGGCAGAGGCACAGATGGCAGAGAATGCGGATAGAAAGCAAGTGGCAGATTTTATCAAAACGCTCACCGATGCAGGATTTTCTCCTGATGAAAAGTGGGTGGCAGACCGGATTGGCATACCCGTAAGTAAGCTAAATTCCGGAACATTAACACAACCGGAGGCGATGCAGGCAAGGTTGAGGAATCTATATTCTGATTTGTGAGCAATTTCATTGAATATGATTTTGGGCGATTGATTGCCGCGATTTATTCGGGTGCGATTGATGAATGGAATTTGCCGCGAGGGTTATACCAAAAAACGGCAGATAAATTCATTGAGGCTATCAATAATGGCATGGATGCACCGAGACCAATGGAGATTGGCATGGGTGGAGGTTTTCGGATGCCAAAGCAGGAACAACCTGCACAGAGCATTGGTATTGCTTACAATACACCGGATGAGATTTTGAGGTCAGAATTGATTGAGAATGTGTATGTATTTTCAGGTGCAAAGACATTTCAACAGGTGAAAGAATTGGTGAGCAACATTGCACCAGATGGATTAGTGCAGCCATTTAACAAGTTCAAAAAATCGGCAGAAAAAATCATTGGTAAGTACAATGACCAATGGTTAAGGACAGAATACAACACCGCATTAGGCAGCGCACAATCAGCGAGAGATTGGCAGGAATTTGAGGATGATGTTGATTTGTTTCCATACCTGAGATATGATGCCATCATTGACCCGAACACATCCGACATTTGCCGACCATTGGAGGGCATCACATTGCCCGTCAATCATCCATTTTGGAATAAGTTTTCACCATTAAATCATTTCAATTGCAGATGCAGATTGATTAAGATTTCGCAGTATGAGGAAGTAAGAAAGACGGGCAAAAAGAAATTGACGAGAGTGAGTGAAAAGATTGAGCCACAGATGCAGGAATTATTCATGTTCAATCCGGGCAAAGAAAGATTGGTATTCAAAGAAACCGGAAAAGGCAAACATCCGTATTTCAATGTTGCGCCGAAGTACCGGGAATATGCCCAAAATAATTTCAATCTGCCCATCCCGGAAAGATTTGCATTTCAGAGAAAATCAGCATAAGTCACTATGAAAAAAACGTACACAGAAGCAACAAAGAGGGCAATGTATGTCGAGAAATTCGGATATGAGCCAACGGGCAATCTCGGTGTTGATGCAGTTGCCGCAATCATCCATTATGACCGCAGGAGGGGAATGCCGCCGCAGACAATATATCTGTGCAAAGAGTATTTCAGGGAATTCAAAAAATTCGCAATATCAAAGGTTGAGGATGAGCAGGCAGAATTGATTGAAAGAGGATTGATTGATTTGGAATTCGATGGTGTTGAAATCAAAGATGCCGGAATGATGGGTGGCAAAAGATGGTATGTGCAATATATTTCGCAGGAGGTGAATGCCTAATGGCAAAGAATAAATTGGATATGACAAAGGTTGTGGCAAGGTGGAAAAAGGCCAAAGAACAATTGCCCAAATTGCTTACAAACGTGAGCAAAAATACCTTTGTTGATTCATGGAAAAAACAGGGTTGGGATGGGGAAAAATGGAAAGAGGTGAAGCGCAGGACACCCGGAACGAGTGCATACAATTCAGCGACAAAGGCAGCGAGGACACGGGCGATATTGGTGCAGTCGGGTGCATTGCGGAGGTCAATTGTAATTAATTCGCAGACCTTTGCCCGGATGGTAATTTCCACCAATGTTCCTTATGCAGAAATTCATAATGAGGGATTTAAAGGCACAATTTCAGTTCCAAAACATACGAGGCGAATCAAAGGCAATCCGCAAGTGGTTAAATCCTATTCATATAAGGCAAACATTCCGCAAAGAAAATTCATGGGGCATGGCAGCGAGGTTGAGAAGAAACAACGTGAAATCATTGGTGTGGCATTGGCCAATGTTTTCATGCCGGGCAAATTCAAATACAAAGCAAAATGACACCGGAGATAATCGCAGCCATAAAGCAAAAAATAAAGGATGAGACATACATTCAGGATGTCCGGGTGTTCAATGACCAATTCACAAAGATGTTGGCAGAGGGCAATCCTTTTGGGTATAACATTGCAAGTCCTGCCGCATTGATTGAATTCTCTCCATCCTCCATTGAGCAATTGCATAATGGTGTTCAAATTTACAATCCCATTCAGGTGACCATTCACATTGGGCAGATGGAATTGGATGGCAATGATGCATTGATGGATGAGGCAATCAGCATTTTTGAATTACGAAATCAGGTATATTTGGCATTGCAGGAATTCAGCACAGAACAAATGGCAAGGATGTACAGAGTTTCGGAAAATCCCGATTACAATCACGGCAATTGGTATGTGTATCAAATTGTGTTTGAGACATCCATCACCTACCATCAGGCGCAAAGGCCACGAGGATATACGGAGGCATCACCGACATTAACAACATCAGGTAGTTTTCAATAATGGCACGAAGTACGGCAGAAATAAAAAATCAGATGGTTGCTGAAAAGAATCAGCAATCAAATCTATCCGCATTCACATCGAATTCCCAAACATCACGATGGGGATTATTCCTGTGGGTAGTGGCACAGACAATCAACATATTTGAGCAATTATTGGATGTGTTCAAAAGTGAAGTTGAGACCATTCAGGCAGAGGCGAAGCCGGGAACACAGGCATGGGTGAGGTGGATGGTTGGCAAATTCCAATTTAGCACGGCAGCAACACAGGTGGCACAATTGAACACAACAACATTGGTGGTTGAATATCCGGTTGTCAATACAACATTTCAAATCATTACAAGAGCAGCAACGCAGGTGACAAATAACAAGACAGTTTTAATCAAAGTGGCAAAATCAGACCCACCAACGCAATTGTCAGGAAGCGAACAATCAGCATTGCAGGCCTATGTTGCTCAATGGGGCATTGCCGGAGTAAATTATCAGATAGTGAATGAGCCATCGGATAAAATTGAGGTTGTCGGAACAATATTTTATGATGGCCAATACAATGCCGTCATTCAGGCATCTGTGGAGGATGCATTAACCAATTACCTTGCACAATTGGAATTCAATGGCATTGTCCGGGTGCAGGATGTAAACGATGCAATTCAGGCAGTTGATGGTGTATTGGATGTAAATATCACGCAAATAAAAGTTAGGCGCGATTCTGTTTCTTATGCCTCAGGTACGATGTTGTATCAATTGAGTACGGGCATCAATGGTGTGCAGTATCAATCTTATGCAGGGTACATCACGGAGGAAACAACGGCAACACATACCTTTGCAGACACATTGACTTATTCCCCAATTTACTAATGAGTTTTTTCACCAATAATCTAAATACACAAGCGCAGAATCTTTTGCCTGTGAGCCGACGGAAATCGGTTTGGATAGCATGGATGGCAGTATTAATGAAGCCATTGCAATGGTTGTGGGATAACATTTTCACATCATACAGGGTTGGTGATTATTCCACCGCAGATTTTAATCATGCCACAACCTATGCCATTGGCAACCGAGTTAAGTGGGGCAAGGGCATTTATGAAATGTACACATTGGCAGTTGCCGGCACAACACCATTGGACACATCTGTATGGGTAAAGATTCAGGACAATTTCATTGGTGTATTGGACAGGTCACGTTTCACGGCAGAGGATTTGAAATTTGAATACGGGTTGAATCTTTGGTTTGACACCACATTTCGTCAGCCACCATTGGTGAGTGATATTTACATCAATGATTTGAATTCCAATTTGCAGGATTTTTTCATTGGTTATGCCGAAAATGAAAGTAGTGAAATTGTTGCCATCAATGGGGAGGCAATTTCATTTATTTCGGAAGGGAATCCAACGTATGGGGCAGCAGATTTTTCTATAAACATGCCAATTGCAGTATTCAATGCATTGGGTGCTACAAATCCCGAAAGAGAGGCCATTGTGAGGCGATTTGCCGACCAAATAAACACGGCAGGATTGATTTATTCAATCAACACATATTAACGCAAAAAACAAACGAAAATGAAAAGAATTAAGACATCAGCAATTGCACCGGGTGCAGCCATGCCATTTAAGGGTGGAATGTTGGATTTGGTGCAGGACAATGTGAAAGAAACAGATAACAGAATTCTCCGGGCATTCAATTATCAGTATTCATCGAATCCAACAATCCTTTTTGGAGGATATTCATTGGTTGGTGGCACATATCAAATTGACGCAGGTGCATTGCATTTGAGTGGTGAGGTGTATCGGTTTGCATCAATAAACGTCACACCGGGTGTTGGGCAGGTAGTTATTGGCACAATTACGGAGGTGAGCCAATCGGGTGCAGGGTTAGACCCCGTACAATTCAGCAATGCGGCAAACAACAATGTGAACATGGATAGAATCATTGTTTGGTCGGCAGGTGCATCAGGTAGTGGAGATGTGAATTTATCTGCCTGCAAATTCTCTATGCAAGGCTATCCGAATCCTTACAATGCAGGATTATTTTTTGCATCCACCGGAACATGGACATTGCCGGGAGGCGCGGCAGATTTCAACGTATTTGCCACACAGATGGGTTGCAAGGTGATTGTTGATTTCGAAATCACCAACGGAACATTGAGTAATAACACATCCAATTTTTCTTTTAATTTGCAGGTATTAACCGCAGCCACATTTGTAACCCCAAATGCCATCCGCGACACATACGGATTTGCATTCATGACAAATGGAAACAACACACCTGCAAACGAAATCATCCGGGTAAAAATTCCCGCAGGTGATAACAGAATTTATTTCGAAAGGGTGAACAATTCGCTGCACTCCGCAATTACCGGAGGTTTGGATGTGCGAGGACAAATAATTTTCGAAGCAGATTTCGGATTCAATTCCTAATATCTGTTACGGCCATTAGTAGATAATTCATCATATTTCCTGATCAGATTTTGCCTTTCCCGGTCAGGGAGGTTTTTGCAATAATCCTCCAAAATTCGGGAAACAAAATCGGCAGTTGAGATGCCATTGTTTTCGCAATGTGCCATGATGATTTTGTAGGGAGTAGGCTTACAATATGCCTGCACTCTCCGGGCAGCATTGTTTTTAATGTTCAACAATTCATCATTGGTTGGTAATTTTCTATTTCTGCCCATGATTGTGATTTTGAGGGCTAAATTAACTTAAAAAAAATCAGATTGCAATAGGTGTACTAATTTCGCAGAATATGCCATCAATTGGAACATATACAATTCCTGCCATTATCAGAGGCACAACAATGGAGGCAATTGAATTTTCAGTTTCGGTGGATGGAAATCCATTGAATTTAGCGGGCGCAACCATTGAGGCAGTTGCAAGGTGGCAGCGCGATTCAAAAAAGGTCAGAAAATTTGAAACAACAATCACAAATGCCGCATCAGGTATTTTTACTTTGGATGAGCAAATCATTGATTGGGACAATGGTGTTTGGGATTACGGAATCCAATTCACCTTGTCCAATGGTGATGTGAAAGTATATATTGAGGGAACATTCACAATCAAGGTGAATCAGGTTTATGGTTAATGTTTCCATTGACATTACAGAGCAACCAATTGAGGTTGATATTGATATTGTGCCATCATTACATGAGGTTGTCATTGAGATTGATGAAAATGGTGGAGGTGGAGGAGGCGTAGACCCGGCAACGCAGACAGAAGTCAATGCCGGAATAATTACAAATAAATATGTTTCACCTGCCACCTTTGACGGGGCGCAAAAATGGAATTCAAAATTTAATCAGCCATCCGGAACAACATCGGAATACATTCGTGGCGATGGCAGTTTAGCGACATTTCCGAGCATTCCAACATCAGGCATTCCCGGAGGCACGGCAACAGGTACAAATACTTATGCATTAACCATTGCAGGAGTTACGGCATACAATGTCAATGATGCCTATGTGGTAAGATTCACGAATGCCAACACAGGTGCATGCTCATTGAACATCAATGGTTTAGGCGCAATCAACATTTCAAAAAATAATGTTGTGCCAATTGTCGGTGGTGATATTGCAGCCGGGCAACAATTCATTGCCATTTACGATGGAACAAACTTTCAGTTAATTGGTGTTGCACCTAATCAAATGTTTGCCTTTGTTACAAATGCTGATTCCGTGACCATCACCAAAGGGCAGGTTGTTTATGCATTTGGGGCACAGGGTGATCGGATGTCTGTGAAATTGGCAAACAATTCAGGCGATGCGACAAGTGCCAAAACAATTGGTGTAGTTTTTTCAACAAGTATTGCAGCAAATGGCACAGGATATATTATTACTCAGGGTGTCATTGATGGCCTAAATTTAGGCGCATTCAATCCGGGTGATACATTGTATCTTTCAAACACGAATGGTCAATATACGGCAACAAAGCCTTATGCACCGAATCACCTTGTTTATGTTGGTATTGTTGAGCGAGCAAATGCGGGCAATGGTCAGATTTATGTGAGGGTGCAGAATGGTTATGAAATGGACGAACTGCATGATGTTTCAGCGCAAAATCCAAATCTAAATGATGGCCTTTTTTACAATTCTGTGACGGCTTTATGGACGGCAAGAGCAGGCACGAAAAGTGATGTTGGATTGGCGAATGTGGACAACACAAGCGATGCAAATAAGCCTATCAGCACGGCCACACAAACGGCACTAAATGCCAAAGAAAACACCATCACCGCAGGAGGTTCATTGCAGTATTTCAGAGGTGACAAAACATTTCAAAACTACCTGATTGTCGCAGCCGATGGTGCACTATACACCAACACGGGAAACACTACATCAAACCGCGTTTTAAGCATCCTCATACCTGCCAACACCTACACCGCTAACTCAATAGTATATTTCCAAATGTTAACGACAAAAACATTAACAAATGGTGCTTATACAGTTAGAACTTTTATTCATACTTCAGCAGGTGTAGGCGGCACACAGATGTCTCTTACAACAACAACAGGCGCAACACAATTACTTACCCGGATAGAGCGAATTTTTCAAGTTCAAGTAGCCAACGGCACGGGCAACGGAACGCGAGGATTGACAGGAACAACAAACGCGCAAACAGAAGTAGCCAACGCTGCATGGACCGTGCAAACCTCCGTCATTGATTGGACGCAAACACAATACCTAAACATTTTCCTTCAAAACGCAAGCGCACTCGACACAACGGCGATCAATGCCGTTATCTTATACCGATTCTAACATGGACGCAATACAAGCAAAACAAGTAGCAGATTCATTAAATCAGGACAACACATCTGAAATGGATGAAATCCTGAATGCAATATCAATTGCTGCCTATGATGGCAGATATTATTATGATTGTGTATTAGGACAAAAATTGTCCTTAAAAACCATCACAGAATTGCAGGCAAAAGGATTTTTGATTACTACATCAGGAAATGAAACGCGAATCAGTTGGGAATAAAATTAACTTTATTGACATTCTCTTTTAACTTAAAAAAATTGCATCACGGCAAATCATAATTAGAATTGCAACGTGGAATATCAATACACCATAAATCCATTTTCTGAAAAGCCTGTCATGATGATTGACAAGCACATCGGATATCTCGATGGTGAGGGTTATGGCATTATGGCCGGGCAATTTCAGCGCGAAATGCAGATGTTATTGGACAATGGTGCATCGGAGATTGAAATACGCATGAATTCCATTGGTGGGCAGGTGTTTGAGGGCATGGCAATTTTCCACGCAATTGAAAATGCCAAAGCGAAATGCAAAATAAAGATGGTGAACATTGGCCTTGTTGCCTCCATTGCTGCCGTGATTTTTCAGGCAGGTGATGAAAGGGAAATGGCTGATTATTCACTCATGATGATTCATGGTGTTCAGGGTGCAGAGGGTGAATTGGAACAAAAGGCAACCGAATCATTGGTCACAATGTTGTGCAGAAGTGGAAAGAGAACAAGGGAACAAGTTACTGCATTGATGGGTGATGATAATTGGATGACTGCATCAGAATGTTTGGAGGCAGGATTCTGCACAAGCATCACCGGAGGCATGAAAGAGATTAAGGCAGCATTGACGAATTCTTACAATGATTACCCAAAGGCAGCAACAGAAAATGCAAAAAGGGCATTGAAATATGCAGAGGAAAATGGATGGGGAGATTGCGGCACAAATGTCGGAAAAATCAGAGCAAATCAGTTGGCGAACAAAGAGCCAATCAGCCGCGACACAATCGCGAGAATGGCAGCATTTGAGCGACACAGACAGAATTCAGATACACCATACGGAGAGGGATGCGGAAAATTGATGTGGGATGCATGGGGCGGAGACGAGGGCATCGCATGGGCGCAAAAGAAATTGAAACAGATTGATGGTGAGATGGCCACCTCAGTTTTCAAAAAAATTACTGCCATCACGAACAATCTAAAAAACCAAATCAGCAATATGAACAAGCAGATTACAAATGCTCTCGGATTGCAGGAGGGTGCAGCGGAGGATATCATCGCTCAGGCCATCAATAGCCTGAAAGAAAAATCATCCAAAGCATCTGAAAGCCTGAAAGCAAAGGATGCAGAAATCAGCACCCTAAACAACAAGGTTAATGACCTTACCAATTCTTTGAATGCCGTTTCTCAGGAACGCGATTCTTTCAAAGAAAAAGTTGAATCAGCACAAGCGGAAGTATTGGCAACCAAAGTGGCCGAAGTTCTTACCAATGCCGTTAATGCCGGAAAGATTGCAGACAATGCAGAAAGCCGCACCAAATGGTCAGAGAAATTGGTGAATGATTTTGATGGCACAATGGAATTGCTGAATCTAATTCCTGTGAGCAAAAAAGCACCATCTGCCGTGACCAATTTTGGCCAAAGCACAGATGCAAAAATTCCTGCAAATTATGCCGCGAAAGTGATGGCAAGAATTGCGGAAAAAACCAAAGCGAAAAAGTAATCCATAACAGAGAAAGACAATGGAAGCATTAAACATACAAGATACCACCTATGCCGGAGAAGCCGCATCGGTGATGATTGTTAAGGCCGTAACAGGTGCAGACACCATCAATGGTGGCAACATCTACCTGAAAGATGGCATAAAAAAGAAATTCACCATTCCAAAATTGGACATCGCGAATTTCATTCAGGCAAGGCAGGCAACACCAACATCATCCGGTGATGTGACAGTTGCAGGTGCAGTGATTGAGCCACAGGATTTCATGATGTATCTGGAAATGAATCCACGCGATTTTGAGGAACATTGGTATGCTGTGCAGTTGAATCCAAAACTTTTGGATGCTGAATTGCCACAGACCTTTGAAGCGTATTTCATGATGTACATCTTGGAAAAGTTGGATGAATTTGTTGATGGCCACATTTGGCAAGGTCGCACGGCCTATGCATCAGGCACAACACCTGCATCAGTTGGCGCACCTGCATCAGCATCACAATATCAGTATTTCGATGGCCTCATAAAAAAGGCATTGGATAATGCTAATGTGATTGATGTTTCAACACCAATTGCATTGACATCAGCCAACATCATCAGCAAAATGGAAGCTGGCAGAGCATTACTGCCAAAGGCATTGCTGAGAAAGTTCGGTGCAAACGGAACGAAATTCCTCCTTTCATACGAGGATTATGAAAAGTATGAGCAGGCATTGATTGACCTCACCTACAAAGGGCCAAGTCCGGAGGGTGTTGTGAATGGCCAATACAAAGGCTACAATGTTGAGCGCATTGCCGGAATTCCTGAAAATACTTTCATGGTGACCATCGCAAGACCATCCGTTGAATCAAATCTTTGGTTGGGCATGAATTCAACAGAGGACAACCAATTGGAGTTGAAAAGACTTCAGGCCAATTCTGAATTGTTCTTTGCAAAAGGGCTTTTCAAAATGGATGTTCAAATTGGATGGGGAGAGCAATTAGTTCTTTATACCACACAAACCGCGTAAATTGAATAAGTGCCGGGTGTGATGCCCGGCACATTCATAAATCACAATCTCAAACAAACAAAAAAATGAAAAAACTTTTTTCTCTTTTATTCCTGATTGCCGTTTCTTTTTCAGTATTCGCGCAATCTACCTCACCGCGATTTGGCACAACCAAAGGGCAAGACAACACCGGGAGAGTATTGAACTATAAAGTGGTGACCACCAATGATGCTGCCGGAAATGACACCATCAGCGTGAATTCAAATGCCTTTCAAACAATTGTGAGGCCATCAAGCAACATCACCGATTCCGTGAACATAAAGGCAACATTGACCAATTGTCGCATGGGCGATGAATTGTATGTGATTATCTCCAAAGGTAGCGGATCAGGCGCAATAAGATTTCCATCTACATCTTTCACCAATGATGCATCTGCTAATAGGTACACAATTGCTGCAAACAAAACTGCCGTGTTCTTTTTCAAGTTTAACGGCAGTAGGTGGCACATGGTTAGCAAAACCATACAACCCTAATTAACCGCGTAAAAAATCCCCATTAAAAAACGCAATCATGGCAAAAAAAACATTCAATTCTGAATTGGTTGAGTTTCTTCAATCAGATGCAGGCAGCCACGTCAAAGTGGTGTATTTCAACGAGAGTGGCCAATGGCTATTCAGGTCAAAAGGTGAATTCACAAATGCAGTAAATGCATCGGAAATCACCGGGCAATCCGTTGATGAAATTACTGAGGAATCTGAGGCAGAAACCAAACCGAAAAGAGGCAAAAAATGAGCGATTTCGCAATTCAGCATGCAGAGGCATTGGCATTGAAAAAAGGCATATTGAAATCAAAATTTGATTCAGTATGTTGTTTTTCGGATGGCACAATCTTTTGCAATACAACGCATGAAATTGTGGATGATTATGCCTCAAATCAGAATGTGACTGCCGTATGGATTAAAGAGCCAACGGCAAAAAAAACCACAAAAAAATAAAAGGCAATGTCATTACCATTACCACAGATAACATTTGAAGTTCAGCAAGGTGGATTAGGCCGCAGGCCTGCCAATGATGACTACATTAGTGGATTCATCGCCTATGTTGCCAATGCAAATTTGCCACACGGATTTGCGACAAATGACCGAATCAAAAGGGTGTTTTCCTTACAGGAAGCCGATGCATTGGGCATAAGACAAGTGAATGCAGATGAAACAAGAGCAACAGGATTGCTAACTATTACGGCAATTGGCACAAATGGTGACACCATCACAATTTTTGCACCGGGATTGAATGGCAATGTCAATTTGGGCACATACACCAAAACTGCATCAGAAACCACCGTCACGTTAGTGGCCGCAGCCATTGTTGCAATTGTTAATGCAGGCACATACATTCACCAATGGTCGGCAACAAATGCCGCAGGTGCAATAACTTTTACTGCACCTTTTGGATTAGGCGTTTACCCCAATGGCCTTTCAATGTCATCCACGATAGTGGGAACAATCACCGCAACAACAACAGCATTCAGCGGAGGTGTTGCGAGCAGGTTGAATGTTCTGTATTATCACATCAGCGAGTATTTCCGATTGCGCCCTAATGGTCAATTGTACATTGGTTTATATGCAGCATACGGAACGAATTTTGAAGAGGTCACATTAGTGCAAACCTTTGCCAATGGTGCAATCAGGCAGATGGCCATCATGAATGATTTTTCAACGGCCTATGCAACAAGTCAGGTGACTAAGATTCAGGCAAGGTGTGATGAAGTTTTCGGCCAATACAGACCAATGGTTGCATTGTTTGCACCGGAGATTTCCGGCACGGCATCTGTATCATCTTTGCCGAATAATTCCACATTAGATTCAGAAATGGTGTCAGTTGTGATTTCGCAGGATAGAGGCGCAAGAGGTCATGAGTTGTGGAGAGTTACACAAAAATCAATCTCCGATTTAGGCGCAAAATTGGGTGTATTGAGTCAATCTTCTGTGAGCCAATCATGGGCATGGGTTGGTCAGTTCAACATGAGCAATGGCACAGAATTGGACACGATTGGTTTTTCAAATGGTGAAGCCTACACAAGCATTTCCGCAGGTGAATTGGAATCATTGAATGCCTATGCATATTGTTTCCTCCGCAAGTTGGAGGGCATCACCGGAACATACAACAATCAACCAAACACGGCAACATTGCTCACATCTGATTTTAGATTTTTGTATCTGAATCGTGTATTGCAAAAGGCAATCAGGTTGGTTAGGGCAAATACATTGCCTGCCGTATCATCACCCATTGTGTTGAAAGCAGATGGAACACTACCTGATTGGCAAGTGGAAAATCTGCAAACATTAGGAGACACGGCATTAGGTCAAATGATTTCCGATGGTGAATTGTCTGCCGGGCAGACCATCGTGAATCCATCACAGAATGTTTTGGCCACAAATACAATCAGCGAGGCAATCGAATTATTGCCAATTGGTGTTGCTGATTATATCAACATTGAAATTGGCTACGTATCACAATTAACACAGGCATAAGATGGCACAAGGAGTATTGGTAAATGGAGTAAGCTATGATTGGGGAAGCATTCAATTAGTATTGTTTGGATTTCCGATTGTTGGCATCACGGCCATTTCCTACATGAAAAAACAAGAAAAGGAAAATCTATATGGTGCAGGCTACAAGCCAACATCACGCGGATATGGCAAAGTGGAATATGAGGGCAGCATTACTCTGTACACAGAGGAATGGAAAAGAATCATTGCCGCAGCACCTAATCGCGAGCCATTGGAGATTGCACCTTTCCCCATCACGGTTGTGTTGGGTACATCCGGCAGGAACACACCTACCACAGACAGATTGATTGCATGTGAATTTCTCGAAAATCCATTGGATTCCGCGCAGGGAGACACAAGCATTCAGGTTGAAATCCCCATCATTATCGGAGAGATTTTGAGATAAATTGTCAATGGGGAGACAATTGGGCGAAAGCCTACACGATGGCCGGATTTCCGGCCATTTGTGTTTTATGAAAAAACTTTTTTATATTTGTTTCCATGACAACATTATCCAAAATCAAAGCAGCGATGAAACCCGGCCAAGTTGGGTGGACATACGCATCCGACAAATCACCAATGGTGTTGATTTGCGAACCATCGAACAAGAAGGTGAAGAAATTCACCGCGATCACCGATTATGCCGCACCATCTTCAGCGCGAAAAGGTGCAAAGAGGGCAGCCGGGCGATTGCGCTACAAATACATGGGTTGTCTGCATTGATGAGTTGCAGATTGCTCAATGTGAATCCCGGCAATTGATTTTGACCGGGATTTTTTTTATAGTTAATTTCTGAAATAATAATCAGCATAAAAATTGGTTTATGCCGTATTTTTACCTGCATGAAGACAAATCCCCAAACAACACAACAAACACCGCAGAATGCAGAGCAAATTGCGGCAGAATTAGAATCTAAATATCAGGCCATTCAACCGGGAACAAAGATTGGATTTTGGCAGATAGAAAGAGAGGACGGCACAATGAATGTATTTTTTAAGCAACCATCGCGAATGCTAAAGATGATTTTTTTTGATGCCATGCAGACAAAAAGTAATTCATTAGCGGCACAAGATTTTTTGAAAGCAAGCATCATCCCTGAAAATCATGCGGATGTATTGGATGCCATTGAGCCGAATGGCAATCCTGAGAATGACACATTGGGAATGACATTGATTTTGAAAGCAAATCAGATGGTGTCTGTTTATGCCTCAGAATTAAAAAAAAAATAGATGAAGCAAAAAAGAATGTTGGATGGTATCAGGTTGCTGATGTGTTGGTCAGGCATTATCTGCACATTGATACATCCTGCATTAGTGATGATGAATGGGCGAGATATTACGGGGCATTAGTTAAGGCCGAATTGATAAGTACAAAAAAATGAGTACAGAAAAAGTTACTTACGTCATAAGCCTTCAGGATTATTTTACCAAAGGCATACAAGGTGCAACAAGTGCAACGGATAGGTTGAATTCAAGTGTGCAAAGTGTGCAGGGCAGATTGGCCGGGATGGGCAATATGTTGGCAGGTGCATTTTCTGTATATGCCATGACTGCATTTGGAAATTCAGTTGTGAAAGTTGGTGAGGATTTTGAGGCAATGGAGATTGGATTGTCCACATTGCTCAAAAGTAGTGAAGCAGCAAGGGAGGTGTTCAAAAATATCCGGGAGGATGCGAAAACAACACCTTTTGATGTCCAGTCATTGTTGATGGCTAATCGTGCATTGATTTCATCCGGCATTGAATCAAATAAGGCAAGGGAGGATGTTTTGGCATTGGCAAATGCCGTGAGTGCCACCGGAGGTGGTAATGATGAATTGCAGAGGATGGTGGTGAATTTACAACAGATTGCATCCACAGGGAAAGCCACCGGGCAGGATGTGAAGCAATTCGCCTATGCGGGAATCAACATATACAAATTATTGGCAGATGCCACCGGAGGAAACACCGAATCTGTGCGAGATATGGAGGTGAGTTATGAATTACTTACAAAGGCATTGAAAGATGCGGCAAAGGCCGGAGGGATGTTCGAAAACGGATTAGGAAAAATGCAGGGCAGTATTAAGACAATGCGGAGTAATTTGGGCGATGCATTTGATGAAATGAAAAATGCATTGTTCATGGCATTCAGGCCTGCCATTGAGGGAACAATTGTAGCATTGAGCAATTTTGCATCAGGTGTTAATAGGTTGGTGGATGCCACAAAGCCATACATTCCAATCATCATTGAATTTGGCGCAAGCCTTAGAGATACATTAGCACCTGCCGCATACATGGTGTATGGTGTATTCACGGCAGTTGTGGGAGTGACATTAACATTGATGGAGATTTACAATAAAATGCCCGGATTCGTCAAAACAATTATTGGGGTTGTGACATCTTTTGCATTGGCAATGTACATGGTGAATAAAGCAGTAATGATTGCAAGGGCAGCGCAAATGGCCTATGCCGCAGCATTATCAGTCACGGCAGCATTATCAATGAATTGGACTGCATTAGCGGCAGCAGGTGTTGCAGCCGCAGGATTTGCGTTGTATGCGGCCAATGAGCAAAGCAAATACAATGACGAATTAAGAAAGACACAATCATTGACGGATGGCATGAAAACATCAGGCATGGGTGTGATGGGGCAGGGTGTAAAAACATCGGCAACGGCAGTTACCGGAACACCGGGTGCAAAAGGCGGATCAGCACCCAAAAGCACGGCAAGCAAGCCGACAACAATCAATATCACCATTGGGAAATTGATTGAAACCCAAATTGTCAAAGTCAATCAGGCATCTGCAGAATTCAAGCAAAAGGTGAGCGCGGCAGTTACAGAGGCATTGATAACAACATTGAATGATTCACAAAGAATTGCAGCACAATGAGTAATCCGGTAATTATTCCTCCGCAAAACATCGCAAGAGCCGAATTACAAAAGGCCATTCAGATACAACGGGCATTTGGGCAGGATAGCATCACATCATTGATATATCAGGCAGGCATGCCACCACCGGCAGCGCAGAAGGATTTCATTGATTTGGGTGTGAGTAAAATGTTGGGCAACATTGTCATGTCTAATTTGGAAATTCAGGAGGACAGATACAAGGGCATCAATGGTGATGTATCATTTCCTAATATGGCATTTGACACAGTTTTGTTCAATGTTTCGGGTGCAAAAAACATTGTTGAAACCAACATACAAGGCAAGAATGGAAGCGTTTATGAATACATCAGCATGGCCAATTATTCTGTGCAGATACGAGGTGTATTGACTGCACCGCAGGGAGTTTATCCGGGTAAAAAAACCGATTACAATGGTGTGAACAACATAAACAATCTTTGGGCAGCATTGGAAGCACCGCAGGCATTGAGAGTGAATTCATGGTATTTGAATCAATTTAACATTTTCAGGTTGGTGGTGATGTCTTATGAATTTCCGCAGAATGAGGGGCAATATAGCGTGCAGCCATTTTTGATTGAGGCGAAAAGCGACATGGATTTCATCGTGAATTTGGTTTAATGCTGCAATTGCTTTCTGAAATAATAATCACCCAACAGCCAAATGCCAATTGGCCATCACGCAACAATACGTTCAAGATGGATTTTTTGGGTGATTTATCCGTGACAAGTTCATGGCAGAATCTTTGCGACAATGCCGAATTGACAATACCACGCAATCTGTATTTCATTGATAAAAACGATAAGAAATTCACGTTTAATGGCAAATCTGTGATTGGTGAGCCATCTGCACCACCATTGATAATGAAGAATGACAAAATCAAAATTCAATGTGGTTACAAATGGTATGATGGCACGATTGAAAGATATTATGTTGAATTGAAAACAAAGTTTGAGGGATGGGTGGCAGACATCAACCCGGCAAGGCCAATGACATTATCATTGGTTGATAATATGTATGTGTTGCAAAATACCAATGCACCCAATAAGACATGGAGGGCATCACAATACACATTGGAAAAGATGGTGAGAGAATTGTTATCCGGCACAGGTTTTGAATTACGGACAAATGACATCATCACAGACATTGGCGATTTTGTGACCGAAAATGAAACCATTGCGGATGTATTGCAGAGGTTGCGGAAAGATTACAAAATTGAATCATGGTTTAGAGGCAATTTATTGACATGCTCACCAATTGTGTATTGGCCGAACGACCGCAAGGAACACATTTTTGATTTTCAGTACAACATCATTGATTATGATTTGAAATATCAGCGCATTGATGATGAGCAGGTGGGGATGGAGGTGTATTCTTATTCCTATGAGAGCAACGGCACAAATAAGGATGGCACAACAAAAATGAAAACGAAAAGATTCCAAAGATTTGCAACCTATGACAAAGGTGTGGTGAAAATATATCCGGAAAAGCCATCAGGATTTCAGGGAGAAATCAGGACATTGAATTTGTTTCGTACACCGGAAAACAAATTGGAGGATGCAGTCAAAAGGAATTACAACAGGATTTTCTATCAGGGTTATATTGGCAACATCACCACGTTTGCATTGCCTCATGTAAAGCATGGGGATGCAGTTATTTTACGAAATCCTGCCATCTCGGAGATGGCAGGGAAATACATGATAAAAAGTGTTGAACATCAGTTTGGCACGGATGGAGGGAGGCAGATATTGACATTAGACATGCGAATTGACACATTAACGGATGCAGAAATCAATGCAGGATTATGAATGAGGCACGGCAAATAAGTGAGGCAATTCAGAGAATTGTTGGAAAATCCGATATGTTGGTGATATTGGATTGCGAAGTTGTATCTGTGGATGCATCAGCGAGGTCATGTGAGGTGAAAATCATTGATGGAGTGAGCGCGACAGCCATTCCCAATGTATTGCTATCGGCAGAGCCGAATGATGGCTTTTTGTGCATTCCTGCAATTGGTAGTGTTGTGAGGGTTGCATTCCACGATAAAAAGCCACGATTTGTGGTGCAGTTTTCAGATTTGTCAGAGGCAAGAATTACCATTGCACAAATGGAATTTATCATTAATGAGAATGGCGTATTTCATGGTGATGAATCTTATGGTGGCGTGGTAAAAGCCGACGATGTAAGCAATTCGGTTAATGGCCAATGCAATTCAATCATTCAGGCAGCGATTGCGGCATTCACCGCATTAAGTGGCATTGATGCAGGTGTGTCTTTGGCTGCATTTAATTCATCCATTGCATCGTATCAACCAATGGTGAGCAATAACATTCAAAATCAAAAATTTAAGCATGGCAATTGAATTATACGATATTGCAGAGGATGGTCAGGACATCATTCCGGTGGATGGTGATTTCGGCATTCAGGCCTCCAATAATCAGCACATTCAGGATGTGGTGGAGGCATTCCCCACATGGTGGAAAGAATACCCGGCAATGGGTTGTTCAGCCGGGTTGTATCTCAGCAACAATAGACCATCGCAGGAATTCGAAAGAATCATTTTGGAACAATTGCAGATTGATGGTTTTTCGGACATTATCATCACACCGCGAATCATTGACAATTCATTTTCGTATCAGATAACGGCAATCAGGCAGTAATGGCACAGATTCAGATATTGGATGGCATGGATGTATTTGATGCGGCAATCATGGCCTATGGAGATATTTCAATGGCCGTGAAAATGTTGGGGGATAATCCATCTATTTTCCCGGATTGGAACACCACCATTCCGGGTGTGGCCATCTTTGATGAATCTATGGTTGTGGCAATTGTGCCGGGTGTGCAGTTGGTGCAGGATGTGCAGGATGATGGAAACAGGACAATGACCGGAATTGCGAATCAAAGCATTTTCGATGTAGCATTGATGACATTGGGAACAATTGACAGGGTTGTCGAGTTGGTTAGAAATTCAGATGGATTGCCGATGAATAACATTTTGGCCGATGGCCGTGTGTTCAATTTTAACTTAAATAATTTGAGTGACCTTAATCTGTATTTATTTTTACGGCAACCGGGTACGGCAGCAGGTGGCACGATTGATATGTCCACCAATGTCACCGGAAAGAGTTATCAGGAAAATGCATATTCATCAGGCTACAATTAACACATGGCACAAAGCAGGGCAGCATTAGCGGCATTGATTTTAGCGAATATCGCAGATAACACATCTGAGGCAATTACACCTGCATTGCACCGGGCAGTTGAGGATGCATTGAGTGATTCATGTGTGAATTGGGTTGATGATGTTAAAACAACATTGAACAATAACAATAATGAAGTGCCGACAAGTGGGGCAATTGCTTCAATAATTGGCACAACAGCATTAAAAAAAGTTCCTCAAAATTATACTGTTAATTTAAGCGCAGCGGAGTTGGCATCGGGAAATCCAAAGCAAATTTTGCCTGCCGTTTCGGGGCATTATTGGAGTGTCCTCGATTGCCAGGTGAAAGTTAATTGGAACACCACGGGGTTTGATACCCCTGCAGATATTCAAGTGTTAATTGATGGTGCAGGTACCTATCTCTATGAATTGAAAGATTTGGACACGTTAGGCGCAGGAAGTGCGATTTTTCGGTCAGCAATAAATACCACAGGTAGTATTACAAACGGAGAACAATACATCGCAAACACCCGACTTATTGCCCAATGCAGCAACCCACCAACGGCAGGAGATGGTACGGTGAAAGTTTACATCACAGCTCAGCTTGTAGAGGCATGATTGCAGTTGTGATTTCCATAATATGTTGGTGTTTCTTCTGCATCTTTGAGGGCAGATTTGAGGCGATATTGTGGCATCTTTGGGCGCGAACCCCAATATTTGGGTTTAACCCACACAAAACAAAATTGTTGATGTATCGCAGATTGGCAATCATTATTTTGGCATCGATTTCAAATCCATTGTTGTTCTTTGCCCATGCATTGGTATTTCCTTTCATACATAGTGGGGCAATGTATTCACATCGCAATGACATTGATTCAGATCTCTATGAAGATAGATGGCAAAGTGAACCATCTCCAACATCTTCAGCGGAAATAAATTTTTCGTACAACGTCCGATTTATCCTTTTCGCTATTGGATGCTTCGCCTATGTTGCAATTTTATTTAACCAAAAATGATTGAAAATCCTGTAATATTCATAAGTGTGGCAGCATCAGCATTAACAATTGCCGTGACATCTATCGGGATGCTAATTCGTTTGAATTCGAGAATTGACAAATTGGAATTTAGGGCAGAGGCAATTGAAAAGGCCACCAATGATGACCGCGAGGCATTCCGCAAAGCCATTGAAAAGTTGAGTGGTGACATGACACATTTGGAAAAGCACATTGGACAAATGCAGACAAACCTCAGGATATTTATTCAGGAACAAGGCAGGGAAATGCATGAGGCAATGGAAAAGCTACATGATAAAATTGACCACCTGAAAGATGAACATTACAAATACAAAATTGAGATCACGGAAAAATTAAAATGAAAAAAGTATTTAGGTATTTTGGTTTTACAGCCAATGGTGGGCACTATGCATCAGCGCGAAAATTAACGGCATTTGCATTTGTTATTTTTGCGGCATTCCTCCATTGGAAATGCGCGAGCATTGACCCGGTTTCTTTTTTAATTGCTGATTGTGTTGTAATATTGGTTGCATTGGGAATTGTGACCGCAGAGCAGGTGATCACATTGATGAATAAAAAAGAGGCAGACTCGCAACCGGAAGAAAAATGATTGTAAGGATTGCACCACCAATAATAAAAAAGGAAGATTGGACAATCTCACCATTGGAGATTGATGGCAGGGCAATTGGATATGTCTGTGAGGATGAAATAAGAGAACAAAAGGTGCATGGCGAAACAGCGATTTGGCCGGGCATGTATCGCCTAACATCGCGGCATTCACCTGCAATGAGCCATGAATATCTCTATGATAAGGCAACATTTGAATTGATGGGAAGGAAACAATACAATGCCTTAGGTGGAGAAAAAAATCCTGAATTGATAAGGTTTAGGCCAAACCATCCAATGATTGAGATTTCCGGCATTCCCGGATTTCAACATGTGATGTTTCATTGGGGAAATACGGACAAGGAATCATTAGGATGCCCATTAGTTGGGGCAAGGATTGGAGTTGTTAATGGCCGCGATGCAGTTGTCCAGAGCAGGTTGTTTTACACGGAAAAATTTTACCCTATGGTGATGCGGCAGATAATGGCAGGCCGAGATGTATGGTGCAAGGTGGATAGGGGTTAGAATTTCCGGTAAATTCCGATTACGGCAGCATTATTAAGCAAGTCATATCCTGCATCTAATTTCCATTTTCTTTTGTAATCAATTCCAATCACAGGTTGCACCATCACGGGTGATTGTCCTTTCTGAATGTAGCCTGCCCGGATGCCACCATAAAAGACAAATGATTGCATTTCAGGTGTAGGCAATATTGTTTGTATTAGCGTTTCCCGGTTATTTTTGACGTAGATTTTTCTGTTTAGAAGCGAATTCATGCAGATTGAATCATTGATGGAAATTTCCACATCATTTTCATTGATTGTTTGGGCATAATTTTTTGACGTGAAAAATCGGGCAATGATTGCTGCCGTATCAATCACATCCGGAATAATCACCTTTGATGAATCAATGTTGAAATTCTGTGTGATGTATCGGGTTGGGTAATTGGTGACAATGGTTGTGGTGTCACGATGAATGGTTGTGGTGGAGGTGGCGATGTTTTCCCGGCCATTTTTTGCAAGGAAATACACGATTACTGCCGTAAGGATATTCACGGCAAGGATGATGGAGATTTGGGATATTTTCATGTGATTAAGGTATAAAAAAAACCGATGCCGGGTATTATCCGACATCGGAATCAAAATTCACACATGAGAGGTCACCACCACACATGGAGAATGCAAAGATAGGCCAATTTTCGGCAGTTTTCTTAAAATTAGATGCTTTAATTTTCAGCGAGTTACGGGAAAAAGAAAGTTTTTTTTGTTTGGATGGGTATTTATTAAAAAAGTTTTCCGATAATTGCGGTATCAAAATCACACACAATGACCTTACCATACACCACCACCATCAGAATTTCAAAAAATGAATTTGCATCTGTCCGGGTATTTGGCAGGGCAGATGCCCATCATATTGAAATAGAATGCCCACATTGCATTGATGGTAAAATTGACCATGAGCCATGCGAGGATTCACCGCGAAAGGCCAATGGCCGGATAACCTGCAATCATTGCAATGGTGAATGCAGCATCATTGTTGAATGTGAAAATACATCATTATTTGATGGATGCCCTGATTGCCGTTTGGAATTTGAAAAATAATTGCTATATTTGAATGCCGGAAAACACATCGGAAATGTGTCGGCAAAGTATCGAATGAAAACAAACAATCTTTTTCCCGGTGGAAATGCATGGCCTCGCGATACAGGCCTTTCCGATGCATGGATGCCGGGATTTTCTTTTTTATGGCACTAAGAGACCAACCATATTTGCCATTGTATGTTCAGGATTTTTTAACAGATGAAAAACTGAACGAATGCAGCGCATCAGCGCAAGGTGTTTATATTAAAATAATGTGCCTTTTGCACAAGTCAGAAACCTATGGTGGAATTTTGCTTAAGCAAAAATTTAAGCAAAGTGACAACCAAATCACAAATTTTGCACAATTGTTTGCCCGGTTATTACCTTTTAATGTGCATGAAATTGAATCTGCATTGAAAGAATTATTAGAGGCAAAGGTGATGTATTTTGATGGGGATTTTTTGTGTCAGAAACGGATGAAAAAAGATGGTGAAATCAGCGAAATCAGAAGCGAGGCAGGAAGTAAAGGAGGAAGAAAATCACAACAAAAGGATGTTAATTTTGATTCAACTTTTGGTAAAGCAAAATCTAAAGCAAAAAGAAAGCAAAATCATGAATATGAAAGTGAATATGAAATTGATAATGAAATAGTAATTTCAAAAAAAAATAAATTAGAAATAAAACGCGAAATAAATTCTGATTGGCCGGATGAAAAAAAACGTGAATACGTCCTGCATCATTATCCATCAGTTCTAAAAATGCAGAAACCATTAACGGAGGAACAATTGATGCGATTGGTGGAAGAATTTGGCAGGGATGCAGTTCACAAAAAAATGGAGGCATTGGAGAATAAAAAAGATGCCGTCAAAAAATATAAATCTGCATTTTTGACATTGCGCTCATGGTGCAGGGATTTCCCCGACATCAGCCATGAGGCAAAAAAGCAATCAAACAAAGAAAAAATCAAAGAGGCAATGGAAATTCTTCAAAGTGGGCAATCCTTAATTCCTGAATTCAAATGAAAGCAATAATCAAACAAAACCCGGTGACATCAGAGCAAATCATGCCATTGCTCACATTCGTGTATGAGTACATCGGGTGGCACATTCCTGAGGCATCACAATTGGCAACCATTGCCAGGCACATTGCCATTGACATCAATATGCTGCATTCGACATTGTATCGTGAGGAATTGCCATTAATTTTCAATTTAGGCGCAAAGGGAGAATTGGGAGAGTTTAAAACCATTGCCGGGAAAACAATCAATGATTGGATTAAAGTTTACAAACGAAGTGAGCAGAGGGGAGAATGGCTGAAAGATAACATCATCATGATCGCAAAGAAAACTGAGGAAAACGTCCAGAGGGTTGTGGATTACCCCGCACTATGGCAGAGGATGAAAGATGATTGGAAACAATATGGAACATTCATTGATGGTGGTGGCATCATGTACAGGAACATGGTGAAACACGGAATCATCCCGGAAAATGCATGGGAAAGGCACAAAGATTCAATTTTGGCAGACTTAAGGTCAGAATTGACCATCACGGCATCACACGGCAGAAGATTTGAAATTCACGGCATTATTGAGCAATTAACGGCAAATGCAGGAAAGGGAACAATTGCAGAGCAAAGATGCAGGCATCAGGTGTTGGTAGAATTGATGGAAAAGGGCATTGATTTATGAATTATGTATGGAAATGCCGGGTGAAATACCGGGTGAATGGCATTTTGTATGAGATAATTTTGCCTGATTCTGCCGAAAATCCAAAGGAAATGCAGGCATGGGAGAGGATTGTTTCCCGGCATCACCGTGTATTGGAAAAGGATAAATTGCAGGTTGTGGAGGTCATTCGGGAGGGATATTTGGGATTATTATCCGGCAAAGAATGAAATTTTTTGCGCTGATTTTCAGCGATTTAGGTATTTTTTACAAAAAAACTTTTTCGGAGGTATTGCATATCAAAAAAGTTTATTGATATTTGCATCATCAAATCAATCAAAATTCACCAATCAAAACCACACACAATGACAACTTTCAAAATCACTTACACCGGGAATGATTCAAGATTCAAAAATCTTTCCACCACACAAGATGCCAACACCGCAAGAGAAAAAGTAAATCTTCCTAACGGAATGACTTGCTACAAAGAGTATGAACAAGAAGCATTAAAAATTTTTAACGATGCTTATGACAGAGCGTTTGATGGAGAAAATTACGAATATGCAAACGCAAAAGCAGACATAGCGTTAATGAAATATTTGAATGACTAATGAAGAAAAAGGAAACAAGGGGAGGCACTCGGCAATGGTCGGGTGCTAAACCTAACCACCATAACACACACACACAATGAACACCTACAAAATCACCTACACCGGAAATGATTCAAGATTTCAAAATCTTTGCATCGAACAAAATGCCAACAACGCACGCGAGGCAGTAATCAAATTTTTTTCTGAACGTATTAACGACAGATATTTCCCGCAAGATGACGGCAGCATCAAAGATGCAAACGGCATGACCATCTGTGAAACAAATCAAGACTACATCAAGCACGATGGAGGATATTTTGAAGCTGATGCCAAAATGACCTACGATGTCCAATTTCACGATGAAACCACATCAGATTTCAAAGGCTTTGCCGAATCATTGGAATTTTGCCAAAACTACATCCAATTCAATAATGGCACGGATGAATCATACTTTGCTAACTACAAAGGCGGCATTGTGCAGATAATTTGCAACGAAACGGGAGAAATCATTGAATCACACATTGTAGGCTAATCACCATGCACACCATCATTTTCACCGCAACATTCATCGCCCTACTCAGATGGGGATATAAATCAAACAAAAACCAAAATCACACAAAATGAACACCATCACATGGGGCGAAATGCCCGAATCAGTACGCTCAGCGGTAGTATTAATCGAAGTAATCAATCAAACAAAATGAAACACTACACCAAAAAAACCCACATTTACGAGCCAGTGGAAGGCTTGAAAATCGAAATCGAATCAAATGGTCAAGTATGGATGTACCATCGCGGAGAACTATGCGAAATCAGCGACTTCAAATTTGACAACCCTGATGACATACTAATCCTTTCCGGCATTGCAGATGCAATCAAATTTCATTGCAACAAAATCATTCAGCAAACATTAACACCTGCCACAAATGAGCAATGAATTCACGCCAACGCATCCGGCAATTGCACAAAGGAATGCAGAGATTGTTGCCGAATTGATGAAAAAACACCGGGAAATATCAGATGACATTGCCATGCTTAATGAAGTAATCGCAGACAATGCATTAGATGTATCTGCAAAAGAAATGCGGAAAAAAGAGCAATCAAAATTGTTTCTGTTGGAATCAATCTTAAATCCTGAGTACTAATGGCGCATTACGTTATTGTACGATATTGGACAAGACCATTATTGGTCATCGTGAATGAGCCAATTCAAAGTGGAATGATGGACACGGAGAGCGCATTCGATATGTATGGCGAATTCACAGGCATGATGAAAAGATCACACATTTACCTTTACAACCGGAAATCAGGCAAATTCATCTGCAATATACCATTAGAGCATTCTTATGTTGAAATTCATCGGGATGACGATTTCCCGGTGAATTTCTCCGGAATGCTAAAACAAAAAAGGCAAATCATTCAGGATTACATCACGGCAAAATTCGGTGACATTTTCCTCCATCCATCGAAAATTGCCACGATGCCCGGCAAGTTTTGTCCGCAAAAATATCCGCGATTCACTTATCTATCGGCATTTAATCCAAAATTCAAAGACATAGCCTATGCAGACCGCAATAACATTTCCTGAGCCAAAAAAGACCGCGAAAACGGACATTGAGCGCGAGAAAATCACGGCATTGATGAATGTGCTGCATGCCCGGAGAAATTGGATAAAATACAAGGAAATACGGCAAATGCTTAACATATCAGATAGAGATGTCCGATACATTGCAGCATCATCCGGAGGGAGGATAATTTCCGGGCAGAAAGGTTACCGATTAACGCAATATGCCACCATTGACGAAATCACCCATGCTGCCAATTGGTTAAAATCTGCGGGCATGGAAATGATAAAAAGAGCAGAAGAAATCAGAAATCAAATCACAACAAAATGATATACAGAGACCATTTTCAAAACTACAAAGGATATGCAATACCCAAAGCACAATTGATTATTGCGGATATTCCTTACAATTTAGGCAATAATGCCTATGCCTCCAATCCTGCATGGTATAAGGATGGAGACAATCAGAATGGAGAAAGCGAATTAGCGGGAAAAGAATTTTTTGATACGGATAAAGATTTCAGGCCTGCAGAATTCATGCATTTTTGCTCAACCATGCTTAAAAAAGAAGATAAGCGACCTGCCGAAGATGGCAAAAGAGCAAAAAGTAATGCCCCATGTATGATTGTTTTTTGTGAATTTGAACAACAATTCTATCTGATTGAACTTGCTAAAAAATACGGCCTCAATAGGTATATCAATTTAGTTTTCCGCAAAAATTTCTCAGCACAAGTGTTAAAAGCAAATATGAAAATTATCGGAAATTGCGAATATGCAGTTTTGTTTTATCGCGATAGATTGCCAAAATTTAACAACAATGGCAAAATGATTTTTAATTGCATGGATTGGCCGAGAGACAATAAGCATGAAAAATTGCATCCCACACAGAAGCCCGTTGAATTATTGAAAAGATTGATTGAAATTTTCACGGATGAGGGTGATGTTGTTATTGATCCATGTGCAGGAAGTGGCAGCACCTTAATTGCGGCAGAACAAATAAAAAGGAAAGCATTTGGATTTGAGATAAAGAAGGAATTTTGGCAGAAAGCAAATGCATGGCTTGAATCTGAAAGGCAAACACGAAAGGAAATTGCAGAATTAGGTTATGCTAAAACAAAAATTGATAAACAACATCCAACACTTTTTTAATCACAACATGACACCACAAAAATTGAGAAATCAGCAAAAGAAAAGGCAAAAGGAATTCAAACAGGTTGCACCTGTATTAACTGAATTGGACATCATTGCGATGGACATGGATGAAAACGATTGGCAACATTTCCTCAGAGATGCCCGGCAGCGGATGCAGGGAAATAAAAAATAATTTTTTCAAAAAACTTTTCTACATTCGCGAAATGAAAAGACACAACTCAATACCCATGACATTCAGAGAATGGTTATGGAAAAAAGAAAAGGCTAAAATCATCTATGTATTTGCCAATTTGTTTATCCTTTTATTCGGATTCCCGTCTTATTCCGGTGAATGGCAATGGGTGAATATCCATGAATCAATGATTGAGGAATACGGCACAAATGGCAATTACCTGATGGCAGCAATTTCCATACTTATAATTCTCTCAAACATAATTACTCTCTACATCTGCGATGCCAATTACCAAAGCTATTGCGACCACTTTTATGACAGATACGATGCCAACAAAAAGAACAAAAAATAATTCATCCTTTCGCCAAAGATGGCAGAGCATGGATGAATCACAAAAAAGAGAATGGTTCACCAATGTTTTGTATCAGGTTATCAAGGCCGGGAAAAAGAACACCATTGGCACATCGAAAGTGAAACAAATCTCAGATGAATGTGGCTACACCTATCCGCTAATAAGATTTGTCCTGCATGGAAAAGTGAAAGTCCTCCGGGAACATCATTATGCCATCATGGATGCGGCAGACAAAATCATGAATCAAACAACAGACAATGAGCAATAATCCCAAACGCAGAGTTCTTTTCATCGAGCAAAAAAATTGGAAAGGTGAGCCACCAATTGGCAGGAATGAGCCATGCCCATGTGGTAGTGGAAGGAAATACAAGCAATGTCACCTAAAAGAAAGGGAAGAATTTTTCTGTGAAAAGATCAAAGAATTCAATTCAAAAAAATAATTCAGGCAAATAGTTTTTTTCTAAAAACTTTTTTTATATTTGCCACATCAAAATTCAGTCACCATGACACAAATCACCAAACCACAATTGCCATCAATTGAAGAATTGTATGAGGGCAATTTAGAGCAAGCAGCCAAATTAGACGGCCTGCAAGCACTGTTGAATTCCAATCCTCGTCCTGAATGGGTGAAGCAGCATCCAATGGCGAAGAAAGCGGATGGAACACCCGTGCCGTACATTCCAATTGAGGTCACAGAATATCTGTTAAAAAGGATATTCAAACGCTATCGAATTGAGGTCATCAGCACATCAACATTCTTTAATTCAATTGCCGTTACTATCCGGGTGCATTACCTTAATCCAATCACCGGAGAATGGGATTTCCATGATGGTGTTGGGGCAATGGAGGTGCAGACAAAGAAAGGTGCATCACCTGCAGACCTTGCCAACATCAATCCGGGTGCAGTACAAAAGGCATTGCCTGCGGCAAAATCATACGCAATCAAAGATGCCTGCGACCATTTGGGCAATCTTTTTGGTGCGAACATCGGCAGAATGTCCTCATTAGGATTTGAGCAAAATCAGACCTTTGCCAACATCCGCAATAATGCAGGAAGCGCATCAATTTGGCTTCAAATCAAGAAAGCGAACACGATAGAACAATTGGCAGCGATTGAGGAATTTCCCGACATATCACCGGAACAACAGGCAGAAATCGAAAACAAAAAATCAATCCTAACAAAAAGAATTGGCTAATGGACACCACCACAATGTTATTCAGATCATCATCCATCGGAGGATTGGCCACGCAAAAATGGCCATCAGACACCGCAGACCAAATCATCATTGAAAATATCATATTCAATGCAAAACGATTGGTTAATGACCGCGAAAACAAATTCACCATCAAAGGCACAAAGAACGAGCATCAGGGCATTCAGATGCTATCCAATTACCTGCAATTGCCATTGGAAAAAAATCACACCCGGATGGCAGATGAATTCACCACCGGAGAATGCGACATTGATGTGCAAGATGCAGACATCATTTATGACATCAAATGCAGTTACGATTGGACAACATTCACAAAGGTTGCCATTAAGGAATTGGACAAGGGTTATGAATGGCAGATAAAAGATTACCAAAGGTTGTATGGCAGAAATCATGGTGCAATTGCCTATGTATTGACAAATACACCGGATGAAGACATCAGGCATCAGATTTACATGGAATCTTTCAAATGGGGAGGCGATGAAGCAATGCCGGATTACAGAAAAATCAGAATCATCCGCAATCATGTGTACGATTTTGAAACATTCGACAGATTAGTGCAGGAAATTTGCCCTACCATTGACAAGGCAGGGAGTGATGAATTGATGTTGTTTCAGGAATGGGAATTGGAACAAAGAATCTGCATAAAGAATTGCAACATTGATGCAGAATTTGCCGGGAACGTGGAGAAAATTGTCACACGGGCAAGGCAGAGGGCAGAGGAATTGAGAATCATGTTAAAAATGTAATAATGGCAAATCCGTATCTGAAATATTTTAGCCGGGAGGATATATTGCAGCGCGAATGTGCTGCATTCCTTCGGCATTACAGAATTCCCATCCTATGGGCGCATCCTCCGAATGAGGGCAAAAGAACACCATTTGAGCAATTCCGCATGAAAGAATTGTGCAGTAATCCGGGCATTCCCGACATTCTAATCTTTGAATCACGGGGTGGATTTCATGGATTGGCCATTGAATTGAAAGTTGCAACAAGGCCAACGGAAAACCAATTGAAGTGGCAGTCAGATTTGCGTATAAAAGGATGGAAATCTGAGGTCATCCGGAACAAAGATATTTCCATTGTGTTTGAGGAATTTCAGGCAATGGTGGATGATTACATATCCGGCAAATGCATAAAGGAGGGTTGGAGATGAGCGAGATAATGAAAAAGACATTGGGAGAGATGAAATCAGTTTTTTCCTCCAATGAATTCAGCAAAAAGGCAAAAAAGAATGGATTGTCTGCCAAAGAAATTTCCAATGGTGTGATTGCCTTATTTCTGCATCAAAATGCAATTCAGATGGATTCGCGCAGGATGTGGAAAAAAGACAATAATGTTCAATCCAACAATCTTTTAGAGGCAATTCAATTGCTGAAATCGCATGGGTATAAGGTGATGAAACCCGTGAATGAATGGGTGGAGGTGTGATGGTGACGCAGCGCAAATAATTAAAAACAATAATAAAATGAACAAATTTAAAATTAAAGACTACGCCAGCAATGCACTATATACTGTGTTAGTTGCTGTGCTTTTGTGGGTGGCAGTTAGCGGATTTATCCAGAGATTCAAATGCCCATCAATGACCGAAACTGAACTATTTTTACATATACCGAAGTCGGATTTGTGCGGTGGGAAAATTGCGTATAGGTGCTGTTAGGTGTCTGGTTTTAAAAATAAAAGCGATGGAAAAACATATAGAACAAATAGAATGCCCTGAATGTGGCAAAAGACAAATAGCAACGGTATTACACACTTTGCCTTGGTGGAGTTATGTTCATCATTGTGTGAGTTGCAAATATACCATTATGGAAAGTGAATGGGTATTGATTAATACAGAAGATGAATTGAATCAAATTGAATTGGCAAATGACGTTGATGACGATTATTAGTGGTGCGGTGGGTTTATTTTTAAAACTTGTACCTAACGTTTTGCCGTTTGCTGTCAGTGGCGGATTAGAAAATACTGACTTTCGTTTAACAACTAAATTTAATAAGATGCAAGAAACATCAAATTTACCACAGAACCCGTCATTGCAGCAAACGGCTGTTATATGCAGTGCTTGTGGTGCTGAAAATTCAATAAGATGGGAAAAGAAATCAATTGGAATAGATGACAAGCAAGGCTCATACAAAGACCTTACATTTGATTTCTGTGAAGAGTGTGGTGATGTTAAGAATGTTGATTTGTCGTAGCATTGCATATAACGGTAGGCAGCTACCCGAAGGCGGGGATTTTGAAAACGAAATTTTAATTTAAGCACTATGTATAAATCAGGAAACAAAATATCATTTAACGTACTCAGCCCCCGCTTTTGGGTAGGTGCTGTTACCTGCCGTTATTCTTTTAAGCGGTGGGTTTTTGGGAAAAGTAACCCTTATGTATGTGAAAAGTACAGGCAAATTTTACCTGCAATAGAATTTTGGAATGAGCAAATTGGGAATCATTGTATGGTTACTTTTCGCTTCATTTGGTGGCGTTGGTGGTTTAAAGTCGGGTTTGTCGTTGTTTATAATGGCAGGTAACGTATGGGTATTGGCGATGTTGCCAATTTGAAAAACAAAAGTTCAAAATTTAAACAAAAGTTGATATGGAATACAAAGTTCAAATAACAGATGAAGCTGGCAATATTCGCCAATACAATGTTAGCCGTAGTTCTTCTTCCGAAGATAAAAGTTTGAATGACTTCATTTTAGAAGCGTTACAAGTTTCAGAAGATAAACGAAAGCTACCATTAAAAACACAATGTCCAAATGGATTAGAAGTTTATCCTTCAATTAAAATGAAGTTTGAAAACTATGGCAGTCCGATACTTGGGGATAAATTAGAAGCAATGATGATTACTTGGCGTGATGGTCTTTAGAATTACTGCTAACTCATTTATACGCGCACCTTTTGTTCGCAAATACGTCCATTTTGGAATATAATGCGAATGTTTAACAACAACAAAAACAAAAAACAATGGGAATTGAACAAAAACCAACCAATGACGAATTATGGCAGATGCACATGCAGGGATTCACACCGGAACAAATTGGAGAAAAATTCAAAAGGCATCCAATGGGCATCAAGGTGAGAATTGCCAACATGATATTTGACCATGAAGTGGAGGCATATCGTGCCACTAAGCATTTGCCAAAAAAAGACAATACAGAAAATGAATTGCTGAACACCATCCAAATGCATGACCTTACCATTGGTGATGTGGAGGTAAAAGGCAGAGCATTGTATTACAAAGGCACAGATGATAGAATTGCATTGTAAATTTTTTCAGAAAACTTTGTACATTTGTTTCCATGTTCAGCAAGAATGGCAGAAACATATTGCCGCCTAAAGATAGGGCAGCACGAATCAAAGCAATACGCAGGGAGGTGATTGGCATAAATATGCCAAAAATTGAATCATGTGGCATTGTGGAGGTGAATGTATTGGAGGATAGTCAAAAGCCAAAAAACAGCATTTTTGAGCCAAAAAAACAATAAAATACACAAAAATGGCTAAAGGCAAAAAGGGAAATCCGAATTGGGTGAAAGGTGTTGCGCCACCGGGTGCAAAAGTATGGCAGAAAGGAGAATCGGGAAATCCGAGAGGTGTTGGGAGAATTACCATTAAGCACGTCAATGAATTTCTTGAAAGCAATGGTGTAACACCTGCAACGGCATTGGATGTGAAATCAATATACATGAGGCTAATAAATTTGACTGAATCAGAAATCAGGGAAATTCGAAATGACAAAGACCAACCCATGATTATCACGGCAGTTGCAAAGGCAATCATTGAGGGAGAGGCATTTGATATTGTCGAAAAGATGTTGGACAGGTCAATTGGCAAGGCAACACAACCAATTGAGGGTGATGTTGGCAAAATCATTGTTCAGGTAGGGAAAAAATAATGCCATGAATGAATCATCCAACAATCATTCAATTTCCGGAATACGAAGATTTATTCAATAGCCATTTCATCCAATTGGTGGATGATACATCGCGAATCATCATCCTTTATGGTGGCAGAGGTAGTTCAAAATCATCTTTTGCGGCAGCGGCAAAGGTGATCCTGCCCATCCTCCGGGAAAGCTATTTTAAGGCCGTTTGCATTCGCAAATCTTACAACACCATTTCCGCATCGTGTTATGATACATTGAAATCTATCATTGAGGAATGGGGCATTTCGGCATTATTCAGGTTTTATACCTCACCACACCGCATCATCTGCAACAATGGCAATCAGATTCTTTTCAGAGGGTTGGACGAGCCAACAAAACTGAAATCAATCAAAGACCCGACAATGATATGGTGGGAGGAAGATATACCGGATGAATCAGATTACATCACCATTTCACTATCATTAAGGTCAGAAAAGGCACGATATATTCAGGAAGTATTTTCAATCAATCCGGAGGTGCAGGGCAATTATCAGGAACATTGGTTTTGGAAAAGATTTTTTGAAGGTCAGATTGAAAGGTCATTCACATTCACCGATGAAATTGAGGTGGCAGAAAGGAATGAGATTGTTAAAAGAATTGTCAGGGTTCATCATTCCACATATCAGCACAACAGATTTCTCTCTCCGGAATACATTGCAGACCTTTTGTCGCTAAGGCAGCGCAATCCGTATTATGCATCAGTGTACATTGATGGTGTATGGGGCAAAAGGGATGTTGATGGATTGGCCTATCGGTGCTTTTCCCGGCAACATCATGTCATTAGCACATCATACGATGCCATGCAGCCATTGCACCTTTCATTCGATTTCAATACACGGCCATACGTTACCATCACCATCCATCAGGCAGAGGGAAAGAATATCAGGCAGATTGATGAATGTTTGGGCATTTATCCGCATAACAGGACAGAGGCAGTTTGCAATCAATTCTTAATGAAATACGGGCATCACAACGGCATGGTGTATGTTTATGGTGACCCATCCGGCAGGAGGGAGGACACTCGGACAGAGCAAGGTCATAATGATTTTCACATCATTGAAAAGACATTGAAATCTCTCAGGCCAATAATGAGGCAGGCCAAAGTTGCACCAAATCCTGCAATGCGAATCAATTTCATCAATGCCATTTGGCAGGGAAAATTGCCTGTGTCTTTTTTGATTGCTGAAAATTGCACCATGACCATTGATGAATACATGAATGTGAAAGAGGCATCAGATGGAGGAAAGC